ACGCGACGACAGGTTGAGTCCCGCCGGGTGGTGTAACTGGGCTCCGTGAAGCGCCCCAGGTTTGATGCCGCCTCCTTGTGAGTCCAGGAGGATGTACGTCATGCCGAAGAAGATCGATCCGAAGGTCAAGGAGCGGTGTGTCCAGCAGATGCTGGATCACGTCGCGGAGTACCCGAATCCGACCGCGGCGGCCGACGCGATCGGCAAGCGCAACTCGGTGGGCGGGGAGACGGTGCGCCGCTGGTACGTGCAGGCGCTGATCGACCGCGGTGAGCGCCGTGGCGCCACGACCGAGGAGCTGGCGGAGATCAAGGAGCTCAAGGCCAAGGTCCGTCGACTGGAGGAAGACAACGACATACTTCGCCGGGCTTCGATTTTCTTTGCGGGGGAACTCGACCCCCGAGGCCGTTGATCGTCGCGTTCATCGACGAATGCCGTGAGGCTGGTTATGCGGTCGAGTCGATCTGCCGGGTCCTGTCCGAGCAGGGCTGCCAGGTCGCCGCACGGACCTACCGGGCCTGGTCCAGCCAGAAGCAGCAGGTCGCTGACCGCACCATCAGCGACGCCATCGTCGAGGATGCCGTGCGTGACGCAGCGTGGACCGTCGACGCCGACGGCCCGCTGGCAGGGGTACGCCGGCTGACCCCCGAGGGGCTCTACGGGCGGCGGAAGATGACCGCCCTGATCCAGCGGACTCTTCCCGAGGCGTCGCCGGGCTCGGTGGACCGGGCCATGAAGGCATTGGGGTTGAACGGGATCCGGCGCGCCAAGAGCGTGCGCACGACGATCCCGGGCAAGGACGGCAAGCGTGCCGGTGACCTGCTGGATCGGGACTTCACCGCAACGGCCCCGAACTGCACCTGGGTCATGGACTTCACCTACTGCCGCACGTGGGCGGGGTTCGTGTACGTGTCGTTCATCGTCGACGTGTTCGCGCAGAAGATCGTCGCGTGGCACGCCGCCACGAGCAAGGACGTCGACCTGGTGATGACGCCGCTGCGGATGGCGATCTGGCAGCGGCAACGAGAAGGCCACCCCATCGAGCGGGACGCGTTGATAGGCCATTCGGACGCCGGCAGCCAATACACGTCGATCACGTTCACCGAGCACCTCGAACTCGAGGGCATCCGGCCGTCGATCGGGACGGTGGCCGATGCGTACGACAACAGCCTGATGGAGACGGTGATCGGGCTGTTCAAGACCGAGTGCATCCGCACCACCGTCTTCCATCACGGGCCCTACCGGCACCTGACCGACGTCGAGTGGGCCACCGCTGGATGGGTCGACTGGTACAACTCACGCCGCCTGCACAGTAGCCTCGACTACAGCACCCCCGAAGAGTTCGAGCACGCCCACTACGCAGCCCTCACCCGAGAGCTGCAACCCGTATAGGAGCGGCACGGAACCTGGGGCACTTCAACCAAACCCTCGAGCTCCGCTCCGAAGGCCGCCGCCACCGCCAACCCAACAAAGCCGCCACCTTCACCGTCGGACCCTGCCCCGAACCCGACTGCCAAGGAACCCTCATCACCCGCCTCCGCCCCGCCGACTCCCTCCTGCCATCCGTCATCTGGTGCGACAAAGCACCCGAAGACCCCGAGACCGGAGAACAACTCCACGTCTGGCCCGCCGGCGACGGCTGGCACCAGCTCGGCCGCAAGATCCACAAGCGAGCCATCCAATGACCAGCTGGATCACCATCGAGGAAGCAGCCGTACTGCTGGCCACGAGCACCGACAACGCCCGCAAGATCGCCAGCCGGAGGGGTTGGCGACGAGCCCGCATCGACAGACGCATGCACTACGCCATGGACGATGTACTCGACACGCCGCGGAAGGGCTTGCTTACTTGACAAGCCGTGTCACAGAATGATCCCTAGCGTCGGGTCCCGTATGGGAGCCCGGCGTTCGTCATTGCCGGGTGGAGCAGCTAGGTAGCTCGCCAGACTCATGCTCTGGAGGTCGCGCGGTTCGAATCCCGCCCCGGCTACCAACCAGGGCAGGTGACATGAGACGCATCGGCGGCCACCGCTGGCGCAAGCTCGTCGAACGCGTCCTCGCCGAAGAAGGCAGCATCTGCCACCTCTGCGGCCTACCAGGCGCCGACAGCGCCGACCACCTCATCCCGGTCAAGTACCGGCCCGACCTCGAGTTCGACCGCGCCAACCTCCGAGCCGTCCACCACAAGAACGCCGGTCGCTGCAACCGCAAGCGCGGAGACCGGCCCCTGCCACAGCCCGTCACCCTGCGCACGTCGCAGCCTTGGTGACTCGACCCGCATGGGTGGGGGACCACCCCTCCCCGGGGGGCCTGGGGGCGATTGTCCGGGGGCTCAGTCGCGTTTCTCTCCCCGAGCGTGGCTGGTCACGCTAAGCCGCTGGAAGGACTCCGTGATGGAACGCGACTGCGACCGTTGCGGGGGCACCTACGTGGCGAAGCGGTCGACTTCGCGGTTCTGTTCGCCGCGGTGTCGGAAGCAGGCGTCGCGCCATCCTGTGGAGCTGGTCGAGTCGTCTGGGTCGGTCGAGCAGCCGGAGTCGGCGTCGGTGTCCGATGCCACACGGACGGAGCTGCGGGCGGCGGGGTCGTTGGATTCGGCTTTGGGTCAGGCTGCGCTTCGCCTCGCGTTGCTGGTCGACATGCAGGGCCCGATGTCGGGGTCGGCTGCGGCGTCGCTGGTGAAGGAGTGGCGGGTGACGCTGGCGGAGGCTGTGAAGCAGCAGGCGGCGCCGACATCGCTGGTGGACGAGCTGCGGAAGCGCCGTGAGCAGCGCCGTTCTGTCTCGTAGCGGGGCACTGCCGACGTACTTGTGGATTCCGGAGGGGGCCCGGTTCGACGCGGCTGATGAGGCCGCGGATCTGGCTCGAGCCCTGGGGGACCAGGTCGACGAGCCGGAGGAGGCTGCGCTTCGAGTGCTGCTGGCCGAGGACGCCAGGGGCCGGCGGATCGCGCTGGAGTCGGGCCTGTTCTGTGGCAGGCAGAACGTGAAGACGTGGGCCGGTCAGCGGATGGTCATCTACCGCGGCTGGGTCCATGACCTCAAGCGGATCGTGTGGACCGCGCACCTGTACAAGACGACGCAGGACACGTTCTTCGAGCTGCTGAACCTGATCGAGGCGCATGCCTGGCTGGAGCAGCAGGTGCTGAAGGTGTCTCGCGGCAACGGTGAGGAAGGCATCCACCTGCGGAACGGGTGCCAGATCGACTTCGTGGCCCGGTCGCAGAAGTCCGCTCGAGGGTGGGCGGCGGATGAGGTCGTAGGGGATGAGGGCCTGTACCTGACGCCGGCGATGATCGGCGCAGTGTTCCCAACGCTGTCGAGCCGGCCGGATCCGCACTTCACGCACCTGTCGAGCCCCGGCCTGCCGTCGTCAGATGTGATCCGGGCGGTGCGGGACCGTGGCCGTGCCGGTGGTGATCCGTCCCTGTCGTACGGGGAGTGGACGAGTGAGCGTGGCCGCTGCGTGGATGTCGAGTGTCGGCACAAGCCCGGCACTGTCGGGTGCCAGCTCGACGACCTGGACAAGGTGAGGCAGGCGAACCCGGCGCACCCGCGGCGCATCAGCCTGGACTACATCCGCTCTGAGCGGCGGGCGATGCCCGTTGCGGAGTACATGCGCGAGCGGCTGGGATGGTGGGAAGACCCGCCGCGGGAAGACGAGTCGACGTCACCGTTCCCCGTGGAACAGTGGCACGGCCTGGCTGATCCCGGTTCGCGGATCGAGCCTGGTTCGCCGATCGTGTTCTCGGTCGACGTGTCCTGGGACCGTTCACGGGCGTGGGTCGCGGTCGCGGGGCTGAACCAGCACGGCGTCCCGCATGGGGAGGTCGCGCACACGAACTTCGGCACCGACTGGGTGCTGGACTGGCTGGTCAAGCGTGTTGCTGCTCGAGGGCCGATGAAGATCGGCCTGCAGGGCGGCAACTCGCCGGTGTCGAGCCTGATCGAGCCGCTGGAGAAAGCGTTCGGCGACCTGGTCGAGACCATGGCCGGACCGGACCTGACCAGGGCGCACGGCGCCCTGTTCGACGCGATCACGGCTGGCAGCGTCGCCCATATCGGGCAGGAGCAGGTCGATGACGGCATCACCCGCGGCGTCCCTAAGACCCTTGGTGACGGGTGGGTGCTCGACCGGCGGAACTCTCCCGTCGACGTCGCGGGCGCGGTCGCTGTGATCGAGGCCCTGTACCTGCTGCAGACCACTGAGCCGCCGGCCCCCAAGCGGGTGTCGGTCCCGAAACGACTTCGCTAGGAGGCGAGCGTGACTGTCGACGCGTTCGCCGTGGACCGCACCAAGATGACTGACGGCGGTGTGGAGTCTCCTGGTTGGTGGGTGCAGCAGCTCGACCGGTCGATGCAGCGGAAGCGGCCCCTGCTGCAGCTGCTGCAGTCCTATGACGAGGGCAACGCCCCGCTGATGGACATCGCGCCCACGGTGCGGGAGGCGTATCTGGCGTTCCAGAAGCGTGCCCGGACGAACTTCGCCAGCCTGGTCGTGGACGCCATGATCGACCGCATCCAGGTCGCCGGTATCCGTACCGGGGCTGGCGCCGATGAGTACGGCGATCAGCTGGCGTGGGACTGGTGGCAGGCCAACGAGCTCGACGCGGACGCCAACGTCCTGCATCGGTCGGTGTTCGTGATGGGCGAGGCGTACGCCATCGCCGGCGACCTCGACCCGGACACTGGTGTGCCGGTCGTCACTGTCGAGGACCCGCGGCAGATGGCGGTCGCGACGGATCCGCTGCGGCGACGTCGGGTGCGGGCAGCACTGAAGCGGTTCACCGACGAGTGGACCGGGCTGGATCACGCGTACCTGTACCTGCGCGGCGAGCAGGGCGGCCCGGCGTTGGTGTTCCGGGCGGAGAACTCGAAGCGTCGCGGCTGGGAGTGGCTGGGGGAGCCTCAGCGGCTGCCGTTCTCGCAGGCTCCGGTCGTGTGGTTCCCGAACCAGCTGAGCATCGACGGCCGGAAGGTGTTCGGCGAGTTCCAGAAGCACATCGACGTGCTCGACCGGATCAACTCCACGGTCCTGCAGCGGATCGTGACGGGCGCGATGCAGGCGTTCCGGCAGCGGATCCTGAAGAACCTGCCCACGCACGACAAGGACGGCGTCGAGATCGACTACGAGGGCATGTTCGCCGCCGACCCTGCGGCGCTGTGGAACCTGCCTGAGGGCGTCGACGTATGGGAGTCTCAGGTCACTGACCTGACCCCGATGCTGATGGCCGCCCGGGACGACATCAAGGACCTGGCGGCCGTGACACGGACACCGCTGCCGTCGCTGATGCCCGATGGAGCGAACCAGTCCGCCGCGAACTCCGAACTCGTCGAGTCCGGGCTGATCTTCAAGGCGATCGACCGGATGACCGCGCTGTCGGAGCCGTGGGAGCAGCTGCAGCAGCTGCAGTTCCTGTGGGCCGGCGACGTGGAGCGGGCAGCCCGGCGGGACATGGAGATCCTGTGGATGCCGCCCAGCATCCCGTCGATGGCTGAGCGGTTCGACGCCGCATCGAAGGCACAGGCCGCGGGCCTGCCAGACGCCTACATCCGGCGGAACGTCCTCGGCATGACGCCGCAGGAGATCGCCCGGTACGCGGCTGAGCCCGCGGCACAGACTCAGGAGCCGTCCGGCTCCTAGGCGTGACGGCTGCGCTTCAGCCGGTACGGGCGACGACGGCCCTCAACGTCGGCATGTGGACGCACTGACGGAGCCTGACATGAGCGACAGCACCCTGCCCACCCACCCGCGCACCGGACTGACTGCGGTCGGCTTTCGGCGCAACGGCGCCCCGATCTGGCCGATCCTCGGCGGGTCCGAGGACGGCGGCGACCCGCCCGCCGGCGACGGGCAGGAGAACCCGCCCGCTGGTGACCAGCCGCCCGCCGACCCGCCCAAGACGTACACGCAGGCGGACATCGACAAGGCCGTCGAGGCCCGGCTCGCCCGTGAGCGGTCCAAGTTCAAGGATTACGACGACATCAAGGCCAAGGCCGCCCGCCTCGACGAGCTCGAGCAGGCGAACGCCAGCGACCTGGAGAAGGCCGTCAAGGCCGCCCAGGACGAGACCAGGGCCGCCGTGGTCCGCGAGTACGGGCAGAAGCTCGCCGCGGGGATCCTGAAGGCCGAGCTGTCGCAGCGGATGAAGCCCGCCGACGCGGACGCCCTCATCAGCGACCTGAACCTGGGCAAGTTCGTCACCGACGACGGCGACGTCGACAGTGACGCGCTCAAGGCCGTCATCGACCGGGTCGCCCCCAAGGGTCAAGCCGACCTCGGCCAGGGCAGCCGCGGCGGCCAGGCCAAGCCGAAGTCCCTCAACGAGGCCATCGCGAACCACTACACCCCGGCCCGTTCCTGAACCCCCTGAGCCTGCGTTGGCGAGGGGTCAACCCACCTCCAGAAGGAGAATGCAATGGCGATCACTCTCGCTGACGCTGCTCTGAACACCCAGAACGACATCGACTTCCAGGTGATCGAGCAGTTCCGCAAGGAGTCTTGGCTCCTCGACAACATGCTGTTCGACCAGGCCGTCAACCCGGCCGGCGGCGGCGCCACCCTCACCTACGGGTACACCCGTGAGAAGACCGAGCGTGCGGCCGCGTTCCGCGCGATCAACGCCGAGTACACGGCGGCCGACGCCGAGCGTGAGCAGGTCACGACCACGCTGAAGCCCCTCGGCGGCTCGTTCGAGATCGACCGGATCCTGTCGGCCCTGGGCCCGGCCCAGACCAACGAGGTCGCGTTCCAGCTCGCCCAGGTCGTCAAGTCGACCCGCACCAAGTTCGCCGACGAGTTCATCAACGGCGACACCGCAGTCGACGCGAACGGCTTCAACGGCCTGGACAAGATCCTCACCGGAACGTCGACGGAGATCATCCCCGGCGGCGCCTCGGCGTACGTCGACTGGTCCGCGGCCACGGTCGACACCGAGGGCGAGGCCCACACGGCGATCGACCTGCTCGACCAGCTCGTGTACGCCCTCGACGGGCCCGCGTCGGCTCTGCTGTGCAACACGCAGGGCTTCCTGCGCGTCAAGGCGATCGCCCGCCGCGCCGGGTACTACACCCGAGCGGAGAACGCGTTCGGCCAGATGGTCGAGTTCTACGGCAACGTCCCGATCGTCGACCTGGGGGCCAAGCCGGCGTCCAGCAACCCGATCATCCCGACCGAGACCCGCGACCCCGACGGGGCCGGTGGCGGTGGCAACATCACGAACCTGACCGACATCTACGCGGTCCGGCTCGCTGAGGACGCCGTCCACTCCGTCGCCGTGGCCGGCAGCCCGCTGCTGCAGACCTGGCTTCCGGACTTCTCCACCGCCGGCGCGGTGAAGAAGGGCGAGGTCGAGATGGGCCCGGTCAGCATCGTGGTGAAGAAGACCCGCGCCGCCGCCGTGCTGCGCAACGTCAAGGTCGCCTGATGCAGGTCATGACGCCCGTTGCCGGGTTCACCGGCGAGGTCGCCGGGGTGCACTTCGTCGACGGTGTCGGCGAGACGAGCGACCCTCGCGCGCTGGCGTACTTCTCCCGCCACGGCTACCAGCTCGGGGACGCCCCCGCGCCGTCGCCCGTGGTCGAGGAGGAGCCCGCGCCCGTCGAGGAGACCACGGACTCCGAGGAGCCCGTGGTCGAGGAGGAGCCCGCCCCGCGCGGGCGCCGTCGCTCCTAACCACCCCACCTGTGTGGTGGGCGGGCCCGCTACCGGCCCCCCACACGGTGCCCCCCACAGGAGG